CTCCTGCAGTTTGAGATATAAGTTTCTGATCAGGTTGATGTGAGGTGGGGACATTTCATCCATCTTGTCCAGAATCCATTTCCCCATCGATGCGGTCGGCATATCTGTGGAGTAGCTTACACTGTGATGGTGCGGGCATTCACCGAAGTATTGCCGGTTACCTCGGTTGGCAGGATCTACTTCACTTTTAATCTTCTCATAGTTGAGAAACTTAGCTTCAGGGCCTATCACCCAATCCAGCGACATAGAGTTGGCAGACATCCCTTGGTTGAATGACAGGATCACCATGACCGTACCATTCCAAAAGTGGAATGCATTGCTCCAGCCTTCACCCAGAACAGGACGGACAGGTTTGGCGAATCCCATGCTTGCCGGTGCTTTATGACCAACCACATAGTGAATGCCTTGAATGTATCCCCATTCAGCCAAAGCCTTGCAGATTGCCGGGAGAGTATTTCCCCATGCCTTAGCGTATGACGGAGAGATGAGACCACCCAAAGATCCCGGCATTTCCCATACATTCCGGAGGATAATTCGGGCATCAATACCTTCGGACTTCCCGGTACCACGTGATGCGACTATATACTCGTCATGTGCGTTGATGGCCATCGCCTGGCGCTGCATCTTATTGAAGAATTTGTCTACGACTTCATATTGCTTTCTGCGATGTTCACGGGCAGATAAGATAGGAGAGAGGGGAGTACTCATTCTTCTTCCTCCTCTTCGATGGGACGAATGTCCACCGCTTTTTTGCTCAACATACCTTTGAATCTGCTTCGCATTTCCGACCTGGTTCCTTCAAGATCTTCAATAGGTTCCAGACCTTCCAGAAGGGTAACATCATCTGAAGGCTCAAATGATGGAGGAACGAGCTGGGAGTAGTCGAATTTCTCATCTTCTTTGTCCGAGCGAGTGTATTTACCTATTTTGTCCAACGCTGCAGCTGCTCCCTTGGCATCTTCTTTGTCTATTGCCATATTGAAGGCTTTTTTCCCGCCTTCGACAATCATATACCGATACCAGGCTTTTGCGGCCAGTTGAATGTTGCCAACCAATCTGTTGATCATGCCGATGTCCCGGTATGCCTGTGACTGTGATACGGCATCTGCGTTACCTCCGCATCCATTCATTAGGAAGTTGACAAGTTCGGTGTCTTGGATCAGAGGATCTTCCATTTTTTTGCTGACACATAGCATCATTCGTTTTTTTATTTCCATTTCACGTTGGGACAGGATGCTTGATGCTTCCTCTCTGTCTTTGAACAAGGCATGTTCTATCCGGTCATATGTGGAATCTTTCTTAGGCATAACTATAGTGGTTTGTTGTATTCAAACGAAAGCGAGGACAACACTAGATGTATCGCCCTCGCTTGTGCATGAACTGTTCATAGATCCAGGGGCAATGCCTCTGATGTTATTCCTTACTTGCGCTCTGTTGCGTCGCAATTTCCTTTTCCAGTGCTGCCAGTTCTTCTTGGTAGCCGGCAACACGATCTAATGCATTTTGCATAACAGTCTTTTTACCTTGAGATTCGGCGCGGTTAGCAGCAGATTGGCTGTTAGTAATGTTTTGTTTCAGACGTTTAATCTGACGGGCGATCTCAATACCGCGTACTACACCATTCTCACTGTATACCGGTCGTTTCTCTTTAAGGCTCAGTTCACCTTTTCCTTCTGCCCAGGCATCGATTTGTTTCCAAAGCCGGCGGCGTTCGTCATCGAGCTTGCAGAGCTCTTCGGCTATAGGCTGCCGTTCTTCTGCCGGGATCTCCGAATTAGCTACATCGTTATGCAGGCTTGCATATAGAGGTGCGATTTCCTTGATACGGGCATAAGCCTTGCGAATAGACGGGCTGAGTGATTCTTCTGTGATGATTTTGACGCCTGGTGTGTTCAGAGCGTTCACTTCGTTCTGTAAGGCAGATAGCTCTGACATCTTCTCGTCAAACTGTTCCTGAAGGGAAACAAGTTCATCTGCGTGACTTTCACTGTCGTCCTCTAAACTGTCAATTCGTGATCGAAGGTTATTGACCAACTCCTCCAGGGAGGCGATATTCGCTTGCTTGGATTCGATCGTTTTTTTTCGATCATCCTCGCTCATGGTCTTTACTACAACAATTTCTTCCATTGCGGCAGGATATAAGGAAGGGGAGAATTTAATCTCCTTGTCGAGTTTGGACAAGCAATTAACGAGCTGGGTGAAATGCGGATCAAAAATGTGTGGATCTTCCGGAGCTGCTGCCAGGTAAGCAGCAAATTTCTTTTTCATAGCTTCCTTTGCGAGAGCATTGAAAAGAACCAGGCCGTCAGCATATTTGCGCTGACGGTCTCCTAACCATTGGCTGAGTTGTTCTTGTCTGATCATGATTCTGGTGCGGGAGCTGGTTTAAATCCGCCTATCACTTCCATATCTATGGGAGTCTCAAGGAAGATCGCAGAGTAATTGGAATCGGCGGTAGCCGTATAGGTGGTACCGCGACGATCACCTCTTGCTTTTCCTCCATTGAAGGAAGGAGCAGTAGAAGCATATAATCCCGGCTGTCCCATGATCATTTGCCTGCCGTCGGAGTCTTCAAAGATGTAATAGCCTGCTGTGTTTTTTACCAATGCATTGAATGCATGCATTTCAGGGGTATTACCAGGGAAGAAGAAGCTTAACGTCAGTTTATAGCTGATCCCGTCAGCTTCTCCCTGTTGCTCCGCTTTATATTCGACTGTCGCATCTGTACTATATAGATAAATAGGTTGCTTATATGTTCCTTCTGCAGGAAAAGCAAATGCACCGGCTGCCGCCACTAGTGCTTCATTGTCTGCAGCTTTGCCGGGATCCGGAACGGTGGGTACTGTATTGGGTGCATCAAATGGGACGAACAGCAAACGTCCTTTATATCCACCCATATTATTTTGACCGACATTCCATTTCAGTGGTGCGAAAGCCGGACCAGCTGCCAGCATGGTCAATGTATCTCCATCAAGATGGCATGTCTGAGGGTGCAGCTCTGGGATTGCAATAACCAAAGCCACAAATAACAAACAGAGAATTAGGTAAGTATATTTTTTCATTAGTGTAATTGTTAAGAGTGAATAGGATAGAGCGACCAAAAATGGCCGCTCATTTTTTATCTCAGTTTAGGTGTAAGCACCGGTTGCGGTTGTTACTTCGCCTTCCACTACAGTCACTTCCTGATCGGCAGGTTTAGTCTTACCGTCTACAGCAGTAAACTCAATAGTGTACTTACCGGGTGTCAGACCAATGATGCATTGACCATTGCTACGTTCAGCAACTTTGCCTTTGATGGCCCAAGCGGCATTCTCCGTTCCTGTGATATCAACTTGTACGCCTCCGGTCTTGCAATAGTCTCCTGCGAGGTCAAGAGATTCATTCTTTTGCTCATTACAGCGGTATACTTTTTCATGCCAGTCGCGGATACGGGTGTCATAACCGGTTTGCAGCCAGAATTGCCATTCGTTGGGATCTTCGTAGATATCACGGATCTGACAGAACTTGGTTGCGGCTTGGGTATTGAAGGCAACATCCATATTCCCTTTCTTCTGAAGAACCAGGCGTGATCCCTGTCCCAATGCTTCGTGAGAGAGGATTTCAAGCGCAGGGCACATTGCGTCTTCACGCAAAAGTTCAATCATGCGTTGCATGGAAGGATATTCCTGCATACTCAGTTTGTTGCGGAGAGCAGAGCGTGCAGCTATCAAGACCGTTTCGGCACAAAGTAACTGTGGAATTCCTGACTTGGAAGAACGCAGGTAAGTGTTGGCACCACCAATCCATTCAACCAAATTTTCATAAGCGGCGGAGTCTGTATCCTTCGTGGGCAAAGCAAAAAGACCTGATGGAGCAAAGTTGCCGCGAGCAGCATTGACATCACCTGTTGTAATCAGCATGTCGGCTTTGGTGAACAGACCATCAAATGCACCTGACGGTGAAGTTGAGTCTTCATCACGTTCTGCATGAAACAATGTATATACTACATCTTCAACATGAGATTTTACCAATGTGAAGGCAACACGTGTTTCAAGAGGATGTTTCTTGTTGATGTTGCTGACCGGCTGACCTCCTACGATCAACAGTTCACCGTCATCGTATTTTTGAGAGTTTTCCTTTGTGATACATACAACATCCTTCGGTTCGATAACGGAAGGTTCATAGCCGAGCAGCTTATCAACCAGGCGGAAATTTTTCCCAATCTTGTAAGACTGAGTTCCACCGGCACGCCGGCGTTCATTGATCAAGGCATGTTTGCCTTGCAGGTCCATCACGTTCAATCCCAATTTTGCGGCAACTTCCTGCAGGGTAGCAAATGGAAGAGCGCGAAGCGCCTTATCATATGTGATTAAGGTTTGGTTCAGTTTCGATACGTCAATTAATTTTTGAGACATATTCTTTAATAGTTAAGGTAGGTTAGTAAATTAAAGGAGTCCGTCAGCCTTCAGGCGTTCTGTGATTCCCTGATAATTGCCGGCATTTTCCTCGCAGTAGGCAGCCAGTTCCTCTTTTCCTCCGTTTGCGGCAGGTTCACCCTTTGGGGCAGGAACTGGTTCACCCGGTGCCGGAGCTTTCTTTAGATTGGCTACTTGTTCTTAGAGTTGAGTGATCTCTGAATCCTTGCCGCTTGCCTCGGTTTTCAGATTAGCGATCTCTTGATCTTTTTCACTTACTGTTGTCTTGAGAGTCGCTATTTCAGTAGTCGCATCAGATAATTTCTGATCGATCTCCTGTTTAGCTTGTACGAGAGAACTGTTATCCGATTTCAGACGGGTGAATTCATTATGCAGGGAGTCGAGGTTCTCTGCTGATAATTCGGTCGTTACTGCCTTATCTTGACTGATATTCAGAAAAGATAAAAAAGCTGACCATGATTCTTTTAGAGTCATTTTGTTTTTGAATGAAGTTGTTGATAATGCTGGCACGGAATTCGTGTCCATACCCGCTGCCAGAAGAACGGATGTGGAACGATCATAGAGGCGAACGGCATTGGAATTTGCCGGTATGTCCACGATGGATGCTTCCATCAGCTCTGACTCTGTAACTGTTTCGCGAGTCTGACCAGGTACCAGAAGGTCTTTGTTGGCTGATGTAGCAATGATGCGGATACCGACACTTGCGGCGTTGTAAGTCCCTGCTTCGTATTTTGCGGCAATGTCTTTAGATAGTTGATCAACCTTGTCGAAAACAGGAATGGCAGAAAGTACATCGCCTTCAAGCTGTATATCTTCCCAATGCCCGATAGCTTTAGTTTCTCCCCAAATGGGAGATCCTTCATCACGAAAATGCATATACAGCATCACCGGGTTCTTCTTGAATGCTTCGAGGAGCATTCCAGAGGTAAGGACCCGGTAACCGTAACGATTAAGCGATGAATCGGAAAGAATGATACGTTTTTGGCTCATTGCACTGATTTTGGTGCAATGATACGCCTATTAGTGAGGGTGCAGAAGGACGGTTAAATTTCGATATAGGAGAGCATCGGATGTAATGAGGTCCCGGCAAGTTTCAGCTCATATCCGGTGAAGTCGGTTACCTTTTTCCCTATAATCAGGTTTAAGGTTCCGAGGAGTGGGTATTCATTCGTGCCATAGATATACTTGTGTCCCTGTGTGTCCTGACAGCGTAGAACACAGCCTGTCTGAACTTTATTGCGCAGCTCGTTTGCTGTATTCCCCTCTAATGCGGATCGGGGAAACTGGATGGTCGCTGAATGCTTATATGTGATTCCTGCGTCTTTAGTATCATCGGAAGCGACAGTTGGAGCTTCAATGACTCCTCGCGTTGGAAGCGGATACCAGTCGTGTCCTTCCTTGCTTCTGATGCATGCCTGGTTCTGATGTACTGCAAACAGGGCTATTTCGTCTGTATTCAGGATTTCGGCAAATAATATGCCTCCCATATTATTGATATTATTCATAACTTATTGATTTTCAATTAGTACGCATTTTTAGAACATTTTTTGATCAAAAAAGGGACAATTAACTACACTTGCTCGGTCATGTTTTTGTGCGGTGATAGCCTCTTTTTTTCTCTTTTCGTCGAAGATTAGCCCTCCATCGATAATAATTCTTCTTGAATGCATCTTCGCTGATAGAATCAATCCCATAGCAGGTCATGAAGTTGTGTATCCCGTCGATATAGGTGATTCCGTAAGTGTGCTTTTGTTCATCCAAGTAATCATGCACCTCTGCCCATAGCATGCGGTCGATCTTGCGAATGAGAATTATCTGTGAACGTATTCCCAGGTAATTGTAAGTTTTAGGATCCTTCCCGGTAGTACGCTCAGGAAGGATGATGGTGAGATTACCATGATCCTTAAAGATGTTGGCTGGACGACGTTCTAACAGATCGTAGATAAAATGGTAGATATCCGTTTTATCCGGGAAGCGAATCGGAGAGTCCTGCAAATTGCAGAACTTTCCGATCAGATACTCCTTAAGATGCTGTGGAACTTCAATCTTAGTAGTAATCATATAAAGCATAGTGGTTTAGGTGTGGAGCTAATGTACAAAATATAACTGAGTAATCCTTGCCTTTATCAATAAAAAAACGAGGTATTGTACATATAACCCTTGCTGATACCGTACTATTTTTTTGTGCAATCGTGCTAAATGAGCTACGCTTTCTATTTATGTGTTGTTTATCAGATAGTTAAGGGCGTACGAAATAGTGTACTTTTTAGCACAAAATCTTCGTACTCCGTACAAAATGCATTTTTGTGCGTTTTTGTACGAGTCGTACGTTTTTGTACGAAAATCGTGCGGTGTTTAAATATCTGATTTATAATGTAATAAATGCCGAAAAAAGGGTGTCTGCACGAAAGCACAAAATTTTCCCTTATTTTTAGGTAGGGTATTTTTAAGAAAGAAAGAAAAATAAAAAAAATATATATGTCCCCCTGTCTTCGCTTGGCGCCTCTCCCCCTGCACATTTGTTCAAAACGTTCTTGATGAATGAAGGGGAGGCGAGGGGAACGGAAAAAGAAAGCCCGGTAATACAGAAGCATCACCGGGCAATAAATGATTCGACTTATGTTAGCGCAAATCATCAGGATAAAACACTTGCGATATCAATTCGTACTCACGCGGTAGTGACTTGACGCCAACGACTACACAGATGCCCCTTGCGGCAAGCTCGTAGAGCCGCTGTGTCGTGATGACAGAGCCGCGAAAGTTGTAGTTACTGCAGAGAATGAAGTAGGCAGTAGGCAGGTCAAAGGAATAGATATCCTTGCGGATGATTTTTTTAGCATCCGAAGGGACTTTGGCAAAACTTAGCCGAACGGCCAGGCGGGAAATGAATAGTTCCCGGTCATCGCTCGATTGGGCTATTACTACCATTATTTTATTCTCTTTTTTTATTGTCATAATGTTGCGTATATCAGTGAAAATTAGTATCTTTACAGAGTAATAAATTGGGATAATCTACTCATCTTCGATTCGAGTAGAAGTGTGGCCGGACATGTGCCGGCACTAATTTAGGCACATGCCGAATGCTGCTATAATCGTCAGAAAACTCTAAAAAGTCATCCAAGACATCTTTCCTTGTTGTTTCTTCAATAATATACATACAAGCTATTTTAATGAATAGATCACGTGATGCAGGCTTACAATGGTCAGCTATAAGAATACTCTTGCCTTCAGGTATTGTAGCAAGAATGTTATTGACGGCGTGATAGAAACGCATGAAGCGTTCCGGATCCTGCCGGTATAGAGGAAGAACTTCGTCTAATATTTCTTGATAGGTTCCCATGCTTAAGTGCAGAATAGTGATAGTGCAATTAAAATTGATAATTTATATTCCCTGCTGTATAGCTCCAAATACCGGTGTGAAACCTGAATTTTAGCGTCTCAATGATTCCTCTTTTTTGTGGGATCCAGTTGTGTAAAGCCTCGATGTCTCCTACTTCCGGTTCTGGCGGAAATACATATAGGTGGAGTCCGATGACGAACCATCTTATTCTATTCATGTTTTGTTAGTTATACGCAAATTATTCTTTGATTTTTGACATTATGTAATCAAAATGTTCTCTAAACTCTTTTGTACGAGTAAACACAGGGGAATCAATGTCAGATAGCTTTAGCTCCACGATATTGGTGATGCGCTTTACATGCTCTGAATGAGCCTTATTATATCCACTTCTATAAGCACTCATAACCAATCCTCTTACATCCATTCGATCAATAAATTCAGGTTGAGGATCACACACCCTTTTTGAATATTCAATCGCCAACACTGTTACTGTTTTCTTCTTCATATCTATTCTTTTATTGAATTATTCTATAAATACACTCGACCAATAGCACGAAAAAAGTAATAAAAAAAAGAGATTTCCAATACTTGATCTTTCTCTCATGCTTAGCCTTATGTCTACCCCATTCGTTTTCTACCATTTCTTTACAATCATTTTTATAATGTTCGAAATGCTTATTCACATAATGAGTAATATCGTCAGCAATGGCATACTTAACTTCCTCAGAAATTGATTGCGGCCACCCACGCTCATCGTAATTAAGTTCAGTAAGGACTTCCTGCCTTATCACTTTCTCCACTCCATTGATACGGAATCTCATGTGAACTCCACTATTCTTAACATGTCTTAAGAACTTCTCATCTGCAAGTCTTTCTACCTCTTCTTCTTTCAGTTTGGCTATTGAGTCAATTCGGTCGAACTCTGCTTCATCAACAATGATAATAGGATTCTCCGGCTTCATTCTATGTATTTCCATAATGTTCTTTTCTATTTGTAAATACTAAAAAGTCAGTTGGGTCTGCATACATGCTAATAAGTCCTTCATCCCAATGAATACCTGCCACTATCCATTTATATGGAATATCCACGTATGAAGCTTCGCTTTTGTATGTAGCATTCCAATGCACACCTATTTCCCCAGACTCATACTCTACAATCTCAAAATCTACAATCTCACATTTTAAACGTTTCTTGATTTCCTCTTTTAACTTATCAGTATGAGATAATACCTCATTTAGTAATATTTTCCCCATATTTGTCACTGCTTTTTTTAAAAGTCTATTTGTTTCTGTTCATCCTCAAAGCTGACATCAGCTGAATAACTGTCACCAGTGTAAGCTCCAGTGCCAACTGTGAAATATTCTATCCCTCCAGCCTTGTCGTCAATGATAGGTCGTCCGTCTTTATCCATCTGAAATGGATTCCCGGTCTTGCTATCGTATTTATGAGGATTAAAAATATATCCTTTCCATTCACAGTACATTATAAATTTCTTTTTGAAAGCCGTCGGCGAGATGAACTTCCTTTGTGCCGGATCGTATGTACAGAAAGCATCATATAGGTCCTTACGGATAAGACGCCGATTCAAATGATCCTCATTTGAAAAGTATTCATCTGCCCAAGATATAAGAGTTTCTCCCATTTCTTGGCGGAGTTTCCGTTGTTCGAGTCTCTCGCCTGGAGCTTGTATGACTCCAAACTGCAGATAGAGTTGGATGCAGTTTGCCAATAAGTTCCAAGTAAGGTTCCATTGATCAAAATCCCATTCCGAGAAAAATAGGGTACCGAAATCATCAACAGGTTTGTGGCTATCATTATAAAAGTCAGAGAAGGCAAGTAGCCATTGTCGGTCATTGAAGCTGGATCCGGATCCCTTTAGTGCGTGATTTGTTGCAATATAGATTTTGGCGGATCTTGAGAAGGGGATAGTAAACCTGCCTTCACCTTTATGGTTTACACTCCAGTCTCCGGTGATGTTCGGAAAAAGAAACTCAAAGTTAAAATTCAATAGCACATCATCTATGAAAACTATCTTTGTGTTTTCTTGTACGTCATTCCAGATAAACTGATCATTGAATATATCCTGCCGTTTACCAGGAATGTAAACTGTAGGAGTGACATGTCTCATTAGCTCGCCAAGCAGTGATTTCCCTGAACGTCCATTTGATTCGCCGACTTCGGATTGTTTTCCGTCCATGCCGACAACAGCTCTAGCGACATTGTTGTCTTTGGCTTCCATTGCCATAAAACCGATGGCGCATAGTTTACTCAATAAATGAATCTTGTTTTCAATGATTTCATCAGGTTCCATTTCTTCCGGAGATTTGCGCCATGTGAAATTTGAGGCATTGATAAGAAATTGGAGAAAATGACATTTACTACCATCCTCTGAAAGTTCGTATGAGTATTGCCCATTTGAGTCAACACTGAAAGTGATCAAGGGGGTATTGAGATACTTGGCTTTTATTTGCTTCCGTTGTTCTTCCCAAATATGATGTGCTATGTTTTCGTATCCCATCTCCGAAACCTGATCCTTCGTGATATACCAGCAGTTACTATCAAAATAGAAGAACTGGCTTTCCCGGTTAGGTTTGATAAAGTTTGGTTCTATGAAGTTTAATAGTGATAATTTGTCCGGACCTACATATTGGGAAAC